CCAGAGGTATGCATTACTAACTCTATTAAGTCTGCAGACTTTTGACATGAGAAACAAAAGAACATTCCATTGGTTTTGTGTACTTCTGCTGCGGGGGTTCTGTGATTATTATGAAATGGACAAAATATTATAAAATCTGCATCTAGTTCTGACTCGACTGTTGTGCCTGATCCTGCAAGGACTCTTTTAACTTGCTCGTCTGTATAGGGACTAGGCTGGTTCCGTCTATTCCTGCTATCCATTCGCTTTTCCTTTTCCCTGCGTAAACTCCGTGTACTGATAATTCAAATTCAAAAAAGTCTTTACTATCATTATACCGTAAAGTGAAGTCTGGGTCAATGTCAATTCTTGGAACATACCCACTCAACCTCATCTCTGAAACTAATAATCTTACGTATTCTATTTTTAATCTTCCAAGCAAAGCCTCGTCTTGGATTATGCCACTGATATAAAACCTTTTAAGTGGCTTATGATGATAGAAATCTGGAGGTATGTTCTCCCTAGTTTGTGACATACCATATTATAACTGCTTATCTTCATAGTCTTTGTACCTGTAGTATCCCTTGTCAAAATCACATTGGACTAGGAAGTCTCCCATGAATCCGTTACGATTCTTTCTAAAGGCGCACTCAATAATATCGCTATTGGTTGCACGACCCAAAGCAAGAACCCAGTCCGCATCATAAGCAATCTGTCTAGACCATGCTGTCTGCCCTAGAGTAGGGACTGTGGAAAGGTCGTTGACATCATCTGGGGTAGCAGAAGAGATAGCAATAATAGGTACTTCTTCACCGATAGCCATTAGTTTAAGTTCTCTTGAAAGGTTCTTCATTCGTACCGTTTCATTATCTGACTTCTGATTAGGAGCCATTAACTGAAGGTAGTCAACGATCACAAAGTCTGGCTTGTACTGGTCAATCTTTCCACGAAGAACAGACGGATTGATTTCTCCACCCTGATCGTTTGAGATGATGTGAAACTCTGGTTTTCCTTGAAGATTTTTTTCATGCCATTCTTTCAGCATGTCCATTTCAACCTCACCATTACTTAACTTTCTATGAGACCATCGACCTTCACCCATGATTGTAAATACACGGTTACGGACTTCTGTTTCACTCATTTCAAGACTGATGACTAGTGGGCTACGACCCTGCTTCCAGGCCTGTACAGCGAAGTAGAGAGCCAACCAGGACTTTCCGATACCTGGGTATGCAAGGAAGACTCCTAACTGCCCTGGCATGATTCCTGAAGGAAGGTAATTGTCAAATCCTGGAAGGCCAGTTTTGATTCCAACATGCCCAAGTAGTTGCTGCTTCTTAAGATTTTCAAAGTAGGCAACTGCAGACTCAAGATCCGTAACATCAATATCTCTAATTGCAGCAGTATTCTTTTTTAGTTCCGAAGTCTTTGTAATTAATTCATTAAGTGCGCCAGTGCCATTATTATTCTGGATCTCAGATGCTGCAGACCTAATGATATCCTTTAGGCTATCTGTTAGGTACTCACCCTGCAACTCTTCAAGATGATGCTTTGTCGCTCCTACGCCTGATACTGGCTCAAAGTCTCTAAATTTTTCAGTAACTAATTCTGCTGGGGGAAGAACTGAGTTGTTTTCAAAATACAGTCTAACAAAGTTCCAGATGTCGCCGTGTGTTCTAAGAAGGTTATCAACATTGGCTTGAAGAAGAACATGTATTTGTTTATCTTTTAAAACAGCCGTAAGTAGTTTTGCCTCTGTATTATTCACTCAACCACTCCTTTGCCATTTGTCTGCGCTCTGCTCTTTCGCTATTATCTTTTATCTTATCTTTTTGTGCCTGTAATATTTTTTCTGCGTTATATGCAAAATGATTCCAAGAAGGATTCTCTGCAACTGAAAAGTAATACTCAAGTATATCGTAGCATCCTTGTAGAGTGTATGATTCTACAAGGGCATCTGAAGCCCACTGCTCTACGTTTAGGTTAAGAGATGGCTTTGATTCGTACCTTGCGGTATGATACTTGCTGTATCTTGAAAGCAAAGCCATTCGGTCTTTGCGTTCGGCCATTATGCTTCGGCAGCCTCTTCTTGTGCTTCTTTAATCTTTTCTGTAAGTTTGTCTTCAACAAACTTGTAGACACGATCAAAAGCCTGATCAGTATTTTCTCCATCACGCTTAGAGTCTACAACTCCAAGATCGAGCCTTAGCGATTGAAAGTTTCCTAGGTTCAGTGTGTATCCAAGTGTTACAGATACCTTTGTTGGTTCATTCGTTACTACATAATTGCTGTCTAACATTTTATACCCTTCGTTAAATAGATTCATTCCAAATTGGAACAAATCGTCCATCTTCAGTTCTTCTATAAGTAAGTATACCATCGCCCATTCTGCGTGTCAACTCTTGCTTGCTAGGCGTAATATCATTAGTAATTAACTTATCTTTTCTTGGTCTGCCAATATGGTGTGAAGCAAGTATATCACGAATCTCTCTTACCTGTGATTCTGAATAATATGACCTTACCTGAAATCCTCTTGCCCCGCCCTTTTGAGATCCTGTCGGAAAAGGAATTACTCCACGCTTCATAAGGTCTGGCATATATTTTTTATGACGATTAACTAAATCAGCAGTCTGACCTACTGTATAGGCTCTCTCTCTTTTATTTTTAAAGTCACCAATTAGACAACTCTCTATTTGATCCTTTGTAATATTATAAACAGACATTATTCCATTAGATCTGTTTAAATGATGAACCCTTACAAGTTCCCCGTTAAGAAACCAAACCTTTTTGTTACCTGGTATTACAGGTGACTCATTGTATTTTTCGCTCTCAATTGTTCCTTTTTTAGTAGCCATCGGCCCTCCTGAGAATTGCTTGGTGGATGAAAAAATTTTCTTGACCCACAAAGAATGCAATATAGTTCTAAGTTATTTATTTCTGTATACTGTCTATCTATAAACATTCTTCCATTACATTTTATACATTTGATCACGAGGTAGGTTTTCCAACCGCTATGATATTAATTCCTACTGGAGTCTCTCCCCCAACATTAAACCTAACAAATCCTTCAACTTTTGACGTTGTTATACTATTAATTGTAACTGTTACACCTTTCCCTGAATCTGTGATGTCTTTATTATATGGTGTGGCTGTTACAATTGGAGGATATGCAAACTGTTTTTTAAAGTCGTGAGACCAGGAAAGAGAAGTTCCTGCTGGTTGAAGTGATGATGGTGTTACTGTTGTAAAAGCCGCTTCAATTTGGGCCTCAGAAGTTTTCATTGCTTGTGGACCTTCTGGTCCTTTGGTGTACACCCCAACATAACCTTTCCTAGACTCGCTGCCTAACTGATTGTATAAATCATTAACAGATTTAACAATCTCATATATATAGGTTACATCTAAAGGTTGTCCACGCTCTGGAACAGGTAATATTGCCATAATCTAATTATACCAGACTCAGGGTTCCCGAATAGACTTCTAAGTGGTTTGTTCTTACATTGTTCTCATCATATACATCTTCAAGTTTTGGATTTGTCGAAGATATCTGAACAACCACCCTAACAGACTGTGTTCCATTTTTTAAAAAAGAATAACTATTTGACCCAGTTGAATCTTTATATGTTGGAACTGCTCCATCAAAGCCCACAAAGATATCATATACTATTGCTATTGATGCCTGGCCAGTTGTCCAATTTACCAAGATAGTATTGCCAACCTTATTTATGTCCCCTGGCCCAGTGACTACAACATCAGATCCAGTAATAAATATTTTTGAGTAAGCAGACTTTCTATTTTTATCTTCTGATACAATTCTAAATCTAACAACTCTAGAATTTGAAGAAGTTACTTTTCCAAGAGATTCTTTTTTGATAACAACATTTTTAATTCCTTTATCTGCCACGGCTAAACCCCCAAAGAGAATCTAAATTCAATGTAGTTTGTTGTGTTTGGTGCTTTTACGATTGGCTTTGACCCAACTGTTCTTATTACAGAATATCCTGTAAGCCCATACAAAGAGTTTGTAGATGTGATGTTTTCTAATCTTAATCCATCCAAACAAACATAGAACTGATCTGATGGAACTCCTGCCTCACTTACACAGGAATATATTTTTGCTACAGTGACTTCTCTCCAGTCAAAGTTGTCCGTCTTGTTTAAATCTTTTAATGCTTTCTTTACAATTAAATACCTGTTTGTTGAAAGATCTCTTTCGTCTAATGAAGTTCCAGCAGTATAGCCAAGGTCATCGATGTCTACCTCAAATCTAGCATACTCTTGGGGAGTGTCTGACCCTGTGTAAGAAAATTCTAAGATAATCTTAACATTGTCTGGAACACTTGCAGGAACTAGATCTGTTCCAGGAACTTTATTTATAACAGAAAATGCCAGTCTTAGTTCATCAAGTGGGCTATTTTTTGTAAAATCTACAGTTGTTTCGTTAAGCCTAATATATTTTGATCCAAGACCTATGTCTAATTTTCCTGAAACATTTCTTGTGAGTGTAGAATCGTTTCCAACCATAACAATTATATTATTTAAAAACCTACATCTTTCATTTCTTGCTACTCTGATTGGATTTGTAAAAATTCTATTGTCTGCATTAGTTGTAAAAACATTGTATCTTTGGCTGGTTCCTGGAACAAATACGTTAATAATTCCATTATCATCCACTTCGTCTAACGGACCAGGCTTTGGGGGTATTGCGATAGCAGGAGACCCAAAAGGCTGGTATAGCCAGTTGTCTGTGTCTGTAAAAGAATAAACACTTCTGCTATCAAAAGATCCAGCAACTGGGTTTGATGCAGCAGAAAAAATTCCAATCTCTGTTATTTCATATCTTTCTTCTGTTGGTAATTCTGCTGTTAGGACTACCTTATCTATACCGTTTTCTTTTACGAAGCCTCTGGAAATAATAGGCACACGGAACATCTCAAAATCTAAAGAGTTCTTTAGGCTATAGTCTCCAAAGTTGCCGTCAGAAGCCAGCGGTGATGCCCCACAGCCCACAGCAATGTGGGAGGCATATGATTGGGTCTGCCCAACAAGATACTTGGCTAAAAGATTTTTGCCTATATTAGTTATCATTAATTTCCTCCATTATGTATTGTATCACTAAAAACATCTCCACTATTCAATATCTGAACCTCTAACTGCTCATCCCTACTGATGTTAATTAGATTAATAATCAAGTCACCCGTTATTGGATCAATGTATACTGCCTTGCAGTTTGGTGTTTTTGTCCACTTGGTTTTATCTGTTTCGTTTAAATTGTTAACAGGAGGGCTTATGTCATACCCAGTACCGCACTCAGGAAGCCTGTCAAAAATAGAAAAAGACAAAGATTTAAAATAAGAATCAGACGACTGAAGACTTATAATGTTGTTTGGATTGTATTGTAAATATAGATCTGTTAGATTTTTAATTGGAGAATAGTTAACTTTTTGTCCATTTACCAAGTCATGTCTTGATATTGTCGCCAGTTCATAACCACCGATATCTTCAAATATTAAATCTGTCATTGTTTCATAGGCCAAAAGTTCGTCTCCAAAAATAAGTAAATCTGGAGTTGCAATTTTTACTGAAGTGCTATCTATTTTTATTTTAGAATCTGGTAGTGCTGCTGCTGAGTCAGTAGAAGAGCCTGTGTTAATTTTGTCTGTCATTATATTACCTCACTTAAAAACAATGTCATATCTGGTCCGTTTGAACTTCTTGAAAAATCAATGTTGTATACTACAAATCTATTTTGTGGATTTGAGGCCATGCTTATATCATTTTCTACATAGTCTAAAGTAACTATGTCTCCAAGTTGAATAGTTGGAATTGAAAATATTTTAACTCCTAAAGACTTTCTAGGCTTTGATGTTTTTTCAACTATCCACCTCATAAGACCTGTTGCTTCGTCTTGTGACTGAATGTACTGAGTGTCTATAGAAAAATCTTTTTTCCCGTATGTCATTCTGCTAAGTTTAATATCTTGATAGTCTTGTTTAAATTTAAAAGGATTAGAAATTAGTTTATCTGACACAAACTGTGGATTTGATTCAAGACTATTTTTATTAAAATAATCATCAACTGTTAGTTTGTTGCTAGACTGTTGTGTAAAAGTAATGCCCTGAATTCTTAAATAGTTTCCACTTGTTTCGTCTAAGTTAAGTTGTGTGTCTGTTGCGTTAAATATTAAAAACTCTGCTCCGTAAGATCCTGCTTTAAATCCAGACACAACATATCCTTTTATATTATTAAATGTTGGGGAAATCTTTGCAGTTAAGGCTGGATATGCTTTATCATATTTAAAATTAAATGATGCTGCCTCCCTCATAATACTACCAAACTCTTCAAAATAGATGTTATATTTTGGAGGCTCTGAAGAACCTATTCCAGAAAGATATGTACTTTGTACTAAACCGCTCATTGCATATTTTCTAAATGATTCTCCTGCAGTTATTTCGCTGCTTCCAAAAACTGAATTTGCTGGGGCACCTGTAGAAAATGTTGTATTCTGAGAATAGTTGCCAGACAATGCATAAACATTTTCAAACATTGCTCTGGCAGATCCCCTTGTAAATAATGCAATATTGGAATATGCTGGAAGTGGATCTGGATCATCAACAGTCTTTATCATTTTTCCATTTATATATAAATAAAACCTACGGACTTTTCCTATATCTTCATATTCAACTGCTAAATCGTATACTGTTGGATTTTCTTCTGCAAACATTCTAGACTGTCCAGTGAATCTTCCATCATCTACAAGAATATTCGCAAGTCCATCATACAGAGTAACTGGTACAGCCTCACCACCATTTGATTTTATCTTATAAAAAAATACGTTACTTACTGACAGCAAGTCATCTGACGATAATTTTTCTAAGCCAAGTGCTGCTATTTCAAAATAGTATCCCACATTTGTAGATGTGTTTAACATTACTGCTAGTCCAGCAGAACCTCCAGATACACTTACATCCTTATCTGGTGTAGAACCATTCACAACAAAATAGTTACTGGATCCGTTTGCAGTTTGACCTGAGCCTTTTCCTACTTCTATTTTTCCAATAATTCTTAGTCGTGTTCCAAAGTGTTTGTATTTCTTTTCTGGAAAAGATTTAGAAACATAAGATATAAAATTTCTTGGCTTTTCTTTTGTTGTGAAGTTGGGCCCTGTTAAAGAAAGAGCGGAAGACTGTATTGATCCTGGATGTGGTTGTGTTCCTGTTGTAATTTCTCCACTCATAACTGTTGACATAAAGTTTTTGATTAGGCCCGTCCTGGAAGAAGTTCTTGCTAAAGCATCAGAAGATATTCCTGTATCTGTTACTTTGCCTGCAGAATCTAAGGTTGTTGCTGGGACAGGAGTCTTTTTTGCAAATAAGTATTCTGCTGACATGTAACAGCCCCTAACATTGTCATCAGATTTCCAATAATCAGATACGCCAGCAGAGTGTGCTACCACAGTAGTTCCAAACTGTCCTCGACCATGTTTTACTACTGGTCCATTCTGTAGGCTAACAACTCCAGTAGGTTGCTCAAAATATTTTGGCTCTGAGTAAATTCTTACAAGTCCCGTCGGATATATTTTTCCATTAAATGGCAACTTAGAAAAATAGTCTTGATACTCTTCTATTGATGTTATCCAAACATTTCCATAACCGCTGACATTAAATTGAACTGCGTCATACTTTATAATTTCTCCACTAGAGTAGAAGTATCCATTATATCTTGTGATCCAGTATACAGATTCTCCTAGACTAAATGTGTTATTTATTACGATACCATTTTTTACTTCTGGTACATCCACTGTTAAGTTGGAGTTTAATGGTATTGCGCTAAGAACATAAGCAGACTGATCATTTACTTCGTTGTTAATTGATCTTGTATTTTGTGTTCCAGCAACTTCCCAAAGCAATGCAGGCTTATAAGCATACAATCTTTCATCATCTAAAAGACTAGCCTGTCTGATAGATCCAACAGATCTTTGTATGTGTCTTGCTGTATAGTTAATTGTTCCACCATTGTATACGTTATTTGACTGTGAGGAAACCTCAATAACATTTGCTATCTTATTACTATTAGTATGTTTATTTTTAATCTCTCTGTCTACAACAAAATCTTTTGTGCCTTTAAGTTCAAATGTTGTTGCTCTTTGTTGTTTTGTTGGCATAAAATAATCTTTGCTCATCATTACAAAATTATTGTACTCATCAAAGAACATCGCAGTTTGTGTAGATACAGCCAAGTCTTGAAGAACTTCTGCTACGCTTTTATCTGGAGCAACAAAGAAATACGGGATTACTATTTCTTTTTCTCCATCAACTCTTTTAAATGTGTAGTTAGAAAACCCAATACTGTCTAATAAAAGACATACAGCAGAACTAACAGATACTTGTGTCATTAATATTTCTGGAGCAGTTGTCGACTCCAAGTACCAATACATGTCTCTTAGTGTCAGAGAAACAGTCTTACCCATAAAATCCTGCTTAGGAAAGGCATCAGAATACAATGTTTTTATTGGAACAAAATAATCCCAGCCATCAACATCAACGATGACTTCATAAAATTTAAATTGAACATGTCTGTTTATATATTTTGATATAATGCTTCCTTTCCCAGTTTCAAAAGAAAAAGCATTGTTTTCATTAAATGCCTGATCATGATCAAATATATTTATGTTTCCATTAGAAGCAATTAATTGGCCTACTGGCAAACCACTTATACCCAGATCTGATGCACTCTTGTTAACTGAGTAGTCTAATGTTTTGTCAGAAATGTTCATAGCAAGTCTTGGAGAAATTTCTATTAGGTCAAAGGTGGAGTCTTTTACATTCATGGCGCTTACGACAATTCTTACCCCAGAAATGAACTCAAACTCTCTATACTGTTCTTTGCCATCTACTGATCTTGTAAATACACTTGGGGATGTTGCATCTGTTACAAAGTTTGTTAGTCTGTCTACCGTTTCGTCTTGCACATACCAGCCGTACTTTGGTGTTATAATTTCATACTCTGTCCCGTTCCAAATATGATAACTGCCTATATCTTTTTCGTTTGTCTTAATAAGATAAGCATATCCGACTACGGACTTTTCTGGTAGCAGACTAGCACTGCTATAAGTTTCTGCAAGAACAAATCTAGACCTCCACTCACTTGGGACTATAAGCCCGTAAGCAATTTCAACATAACCATCGCTTTTAATAATTGGTGAGCCATCAAGTCTTGTGATTGACGGATTAAAAGATATTACATCTTGCCAGTTTCCATCCTTTAAAAATTGAATCTTCCAGTTGCTTGGCACCTTTTTGTTTAAATCTCCAAAAAATGCATCTGGCTTTGATCCTGTTGAAGAAGAAAATGGTCCTAGGTTTTCTGTTCCTGTATGAGTTTGCATTTTAATAACAAGTCTATTTGTTGGAATTTTTTCTTTATAGACAACAAATGGGCAAGCATCTTCAATAGAGTTTTGAGACCCTCTCACCTTTGATGCAATTCCATATTCTTGTCCTGACTCTGTTCTGTAGGATGTCCAGTACTTAAACTTATCATTTTTATCAGGCATATAGTATCTTGGTCTATCCGCCATGAAAAGATTAGGGTGATGCAATTTTCCATTCTCAAAAAATACTGCTTTGTTGATACCAGATCTTGGTCTAAATTGTTCAAAGCAGGCCTCTAAAGAATAGAGAGTATTTAATTTTTCTTTCTTTGTTAAAAATGTTGTTGGGATATTGTCGTTATCAAATGTTCCATCTACCAAAACATCTGCATCGGTTGCACCAGTATAAAAGTTTCCAGGGTCATTAATATCAAAACTTGTTGGAAGTGATGAATAGATTGAGGAAACATCTGTTGGTCTGTATCTATAGTTTCCTATATGCTTTATGTTTGTGGGACTATTCATATTCCACTCTGCTGTAATTATTGACTTATTCCTTACAGTTGATGAGGTCTCTAAGAATGTTTGCAATTCTTTATTTTCAAACACTATACTTCTTCCAAACTTACTGAGACGTTCCAAAAATCAAACTTGGTTCCTCTTTTTTCAACAGAGTATGAAAAATCACTAATAAACATTTCTACTACCTGATTGTACTGTGCCAAGTGATCATAAGGTTCTGCTGTTGATTTAAAAGCACCCTTGTTGTCGTAAGTCAAGAATACCCAAAAAGATCCTTTGTGAGAGTTATACCACTCAAGCATATCTGCTCCACCAGCACCGCCATCGGTAGTATATGACTTGTTAGGAGATAGACCAGTAGTTGTGCTAAATGATGGTAGGTCGTCATGAGATCTAGAAGGAATAAAATTCCAGTTTGTGCTTAGGCTAATCTTGTCTGCAATATGATAGGACCTCATACGTCCATTAATCATTCTCTCTCGTCTTTCAATTCTTTCTTCTGAAAAATTAAGTGGTGCTCTATTATCATCAGTAATTAATAAAAACTGGTTTAAAAGTTTTGGGTCTACGCCTTCTACATCTGCTCCGACTTCGTATCCTTGAGGAATATACAAACCATTTAGCAAAGTACCAGAGTTTTCAGACCATAGCATTCCGCTAGGCCTATGATATTTTTTTCGTCCTTGAATATAGGCTACAGGATCTAATGTGTTATCTGGCATTTAGTGACACCCCTTTAATTCTTCTATCATCAACCTGTCTAATTGTTGACATGACTGCTTGTGCAATTTCATTTGGATTAGCATCTGTTTTTGCATTAACTGTTAATGTATATGTATTATTATACACTGCTCCGCCTACTGATTTTCCATTATTCATTGCCGTCATAGTATTTATACCATGGGTGTCGACTGCATACTTGCTCATTACAAATTCTCCTGGGGTTAACATTCCTGGAACTGTGTCAGTGCCTCTTGCAAGATTTCTAGCAGCAAACTTACGTGCCCCAACACCACGAGCAGTCCTTCCTGGAGCAACTATTCCACCCTTTGCCCAATATCCGTAACCTCTAAGGGTTGCATCTGCTGCTGCGCCTAGAGTTCTTATCCATGGATAAAGTGCCAGTCCTTGTTCTTTTGACCCCTTATGAGATGGGTCATTTGGATCGTACATTGCTGCTTTGGCTGCAGCCTCTGCTGCAGCCTTTGCTTCTGCTGCAGCCTTTGCATCTGCTGCTTTCTTGTCAGCAATTGCTTTTGCTTGTGCATCTGCTTCATCAGAATTTGCATCTGCGCCCATTGCAAGCAATGCTCTTTCTTCTGGAGTAAGTTTTTGTCCAGAGTTTAGTTTTCTTAATGCTGCTGCGATCTTTGCTGCGTTTTCTTGAGCAGTCTTGCTTGCTGCATTTGCTGCTGCTGTTTTTGCTGCTGCCGCTGCTGCTGCTGCATCGGATGCAGTGTTGTCAAATACTGTAGTTACAGTTCTAATTTCTTTAACTAAGTGCTCTGTTTCTACACTCTTAGGAATTGCATTAATCTTGTCTAAAATCTGGCCCCATGATGTATTTGCTGCATCAACGGCTTTGGCTGCTGCCTCAGTTGCCTTTGCATACTCTATTGCCATCTCTTCAATTGACATAACCTTGTCAACTGTTTCTTCCCATTTATCAAGAGTCATACCAGTGGTATCGTCAATTGCAACAGCCTCTTCTGCGATTGCCGTCAAATATCCCTCTTGGGCTTCCAGCAAAGCATCATCTTTTTCTAATGCGTCCAGAATGCCCTGATGCGATGCCACTGCAGCATCAAGTGGTACCAAAGAAGCCTTTAATGCTTCAACTGCTGCTTTCTGAGACTCTACTGCCTTTGCTACTACCGCTGCTCTTCCTTCTTCAAGTCCATTAATTTCTTCTTCTTTTGCAATAATGTCTTCTTGTATTGGGATAATACTTTCTCTTAGGTCTACTATTGCTTTTTCTATTTCTAATCTCTTGGGATCTGTTTCTAGTGCATAAATTTCTTGGCTTATAGCAAATTGTCTTTCTGAAATCTGTTTTCTTGTCTTTCCACTTTCTGGACCCTTTTGAGAATCAAGTTCGTTTGTTCTGGAATTTTCAAGACCCTGCATCATAGAATCGCCTTGGGCTGCAGCAGAACTTGCTCTCATTGCCTGGGCAGCCCTTGCTGCTGCTGCAATGTCTCCAGATGTGAGTGCATCTGCTAGATCTAATTGCTGTCCTTGAGATTCAACGATTTGCTGATTTAACTCATTTACCTTTTGCAATGCCTCAACTTGTTTGTCATATTTTTCATTAATGTCTTCTGCAGCCTTGTCCATTATTGCAAGGTCATTGCTATACACTTGATTTTCTTTATTAAGGACTTCTATTTTGTCTGTATACTGTTTCTTTATCTCATCTTCTTTACCTTTTATAGTTTTTTCTATTGCCTTAATCTGATTTTGATAACCCTTGATTACATTTTGAACTGCCTTAATTGCGTTATCAACACCTTCATTTGCTCTTGCCTCTGCCTCTTGTAAAGAATTTTCAGCATTTGAAATTTGGCTTTCTACTGCTGCACGAGCATTTTGAGCAGCCTGAAGGTTTCCAGATGAAAGACTTATTGACTTAGCCTTTGTTGCCCTATCTGCCTGAATACTTTTTATAGTTTGGTTAGCGCCAACAGTTGGTATTACAGTTTTTGTATCTGCATATCTTTTGTCTACAGTTGCTTTTGCAATAGAACCAACTTGCTGATCTGGTTTGTCTTTGCCTACATATGCTGAAGTTGCACTACCTAATTTTTCTAAACTTAAATTATTATATATAGTTCTCTTTGAGTCCATGATTTTCTTTGCTGACTCATAGCCCTGCTGAATCTGACTTGCAACCGTGCTTGTTGCAAATTCAATTGCAACCTTAATATCTGAGTTTGCCTGGATAGCCTTAAGACCAGCAACAATTTCTTCTAATGCTTTTGCTGCACCTGCTGCACCTGATTCATACTCATCCATTGCAGCGATGGCTTCTGATAGTTGATCTGGGTCTCCAATAATAGATCTTAATGAATCATTTGAAACACCCTGACTCTTTAAGAATTTTGCAACATCTGGAACTCTTTCTCTGTCCTTTTGTTGTTGAATTGCTGCTGTTCCTTTAGAAATCATGCTATTAATTTTTTCTCTGTTAGTTAATTGTCTAGTTAACTGAGCATTTATCCTTAGTTCTTCCTGAGTTATTGTCCCAGCAGCGATGGCTGACGTAGTATACTCGTCTTGCAAAATATTTTCTATAGAGGCAGCGTCATATCCAGCAGCAAGCAATTTACGTCTTACGACATCCTGCTTGTTCAATAAGTCTAGAGACTTTTGTGCACCAACATTAAACTCTCCAACTACTGCTGCATCAAAATACTTATTATAGGTTTTTCCAAGTTCAGATACAACAACATCTCCCTCTTTTGTTCCTTCTTTTAAGAACTTCTTTTTATTATATGGGTCTACAATTTTGCCTTTATTCTTACCCTTTTTAATTTTAGGTCCTGCTGTGGTAAGGTATTTCTTTTGTTCTTCTGGATCTTGTCCCATTACAAAGTCTATGAACTGAGCATTAAATTTCTTCTTATTTAGTTGCTGCTCTACACCCTCAAACTTATTTTTAACAGATTTATTGTTTCCTGCAGCAAGTGCCTTGTTTAGTTCTTTAATTCCTCCTGCTGCATTTATTGCAGCATTTCTAACATTCTTTAATCTTTGTAAAAGGGACTCATATGGGTCTTCTTTTTTACCACCCGTTTCTTTGTTTTTAACTGGTCCACCATTTTTTGATAACTGATTTTGCTTAACTGATTGCATTGCTCGAGTTGCTGCGATCTCATCAATAGCAGCCTGTTGCCCAGCAGGAGAGGCCCAATAGTCTGCAACAGTTCCTGCTCCACCTGCTGCTGCAACCTTCGCTTTAGTAAAAGCATCAATGTCGCCTTGTCCTATTGTTTTCTTAACTGTAATGTATTCTTGAATAACAGTTTTCTTTACTTCATCTGGAAGATTTCCCCATTGATCCCATACAGCAAGAAGACTATCCATATTTTCTACTGTACCGTCTCCGTCAGTATCTAGTTTAGATATTACCTCTTTTGTAACTGGTGTTGGCATATTTTCAACTACTTCAAGTTCTCCTTGAAGTTTTTTAAGTTTATCCATAGCATCTTCTTGTTCAAAGAATGCCTCAAGATTAATTTCTTTACCATCCATTTTTTCCATAAGGGAGATTGTTGAAACTAGTTTGTCTGCTTCTTCTGGATCTCCATTTGCAATCTTAGCCATAATTGTTTTTACAACTGCTTTAGATTTTCCTCCCTTAAATCCACCAAGAGAGTTGATCAACTGAGTAACTTTGCCTGGGTCTTGCATTTTTGTAGTTACGTCAAGGAACTTCTCAAGTCCTGCTTCATCATCGCCAAACATTTCTAACAATGATGTTGCTGTTGCGGTAGGCATTGATCCAGATGCAACAATAGTATTTATTTTAACTTCTAGTTCTTTGCTATCTAGATCTGCAGAAGTTTGTAAGAATGTGTTGGCAAAGGCTCCTTGCCCATCTGCCTCAGCCTTTAGTTTTACCTGTTCTTTTAGTGATTCAAGAAATGCGTCTTCTACATCGCTTTTACCTTGAGCAACCTTAAAAGCAGCCAATTGATCTTTCATTATGTCTTCATTGGTTTTTCTTAAAGTCGCTAGTCCTTCTGCTCTCTTATCAGATAATGCTAATATTTCACCATCTATTACTTTTAGTTTTGCTGCGTCTGTAGTTGCTGCTTTTCTTGTTTCAAGTATTTTTAGGTCTTTGTCATACTGAGCATTAAGAGAGTCTTGTTGCGCTTTGCTAAATTCTAAATTTTGTACACCCATTGCTGCTGTAGATGCTGCCAAAGCCTTTGCATTATCATTTAAAGTCCAGTCTGTCCACTCGTCAGTTGGATTTGCCATTTCTTTTTCAAGCAATCCTGTAGCCTGTGTAGTAAGACCTCTTTGCTCTTGTACTAAGTTCATCCTTACCTGAAGTGGATCTTTAAGTAAGTCTTCCCCGCCTGGACCAATAAGATCTAGAAGTTGTCCACTAATTTGAGATGTAAGGCTTGTATTGTTTAGGTTAATTCCAATTTGGCTTGCAACGCTATGTGCTTGCTCTGCACTCATAATTCCGTCTGAAACATATCCAGCAAGTTGTATAGCCATCTGTTTTGCTGCTGTGTCTGATCCAGATGCTAGGCTCTTGGTAAAACCATCCATGACATCTTTGCCCACTTCATTTTCTAAGAACGTAGCGCCAAACTGCTCTTTACCTCTATCAAATCCAGTTGTATATCTATCAGATGCGTTTGCTTTTCTCTTTCTATCATAAATTTCACTTGCTCCAACTTTGCCAGTAAGAGCCCCAATACCCTTCATTTTTTCTGTTGTTGCAAATGTTTGATCAACCATTTTAGACTGGGCTTGGGCTGCTTTCTTTGATGCTTGATCTAATAAGAATAATCCGCCACCTACTGCTGTTATTGCAGTTAAGGCTATACCAAGTGGACCCATTCCAGCAAGCATCGGAGCCATACCTGCAACTGCAGATGCACCCATTGCTGCCATACCCGCAGTTTGCTGGCCAGCCATCATTAAGCCCATGCCAGCAGTACCAAGAGCCATGGATGCTCCGCCAGACATTCTTCCTACTTTTTCTGCACGACCAACTCTAGTTTGTTTAGCCTGTTCTCTTTGTGTTTGCTTCTGAGCCTTTATAGTTCTTTGCTGATCTTCTTTTACTGCAGCATCATAAGTTCTTGCTTGGGCAGCATTAAGTTGTGCTCTACGTTCATTTTCTACAAATGCTTTTCTTGCTGCTTCTGTTTGTCGTTTTTGTATTCCTGCCTGCTCTTTTTGTCTTGCTGCTTCGGTTCTTGCTGCTTTCTCAGCAGCAATTGCTGTTGCTTGCTTAGCCTTTAATTCTCTTTCTGCAAACCTTCTAAGAGTTCTATCAATTTCAGATTGATTAAATCCTTTAGCACGTAATTCTGTTGCTAATTGGCCTTGCTTTACTGTAGGGTTTCTTAATCCTGGGTCTCCCTTATCTCTTCCAGGAATAACTCGAAGCCCTCTGGCTGTAGCAATTCTTGCTGCTTGAGTTTTTGTAAGAGTTGTTTGCCCTGGACCTTCAGATGAAAGTCTTCTGTCTGATTGCTTATTAGTGCTTGGAACTGTTCCTGGGGGCTTTGGTCCAGTATTTGCTGTTGTTAGTTTTGTTAGTGTTCCAGTATTTTTATCTAATTTATACTCTCCAGGCTTTACCAATACTTGGCTTGGATCAGTTGCAGCAAGATTCATAATTTTGCTTGGCACAAACGCTTTGTCACCAAGAACGGTACTTAGTGCTTGAGATAGTCTAATGTCTTTAGGAAGAAGTTTTGCTGATACTGATCCTCCGTCTTTTTTAAACTTAAAGACTCTTTGATCTAATTCTGCTGCTTTTGCAACTAATGCTCTTTCTTCTTTTGTTGATGGATGCAGCCCTCTTGCCATAAAATCTGCTGCTTTTTTATACTCTTGTGTTTGTGCATCTGTTAAACGTAAAGGATTTTTAGGGCCATTCCAATCAAGTATATTAGAACTTCTTTTCTTTGCAAGCATAAATGTATTTAGGAGGCGGGAATCGTACTGGGCAGTTCCAGTCTTCATCTTTAGGGCTCCTTCTCTACCACCAATACCTAGAGATTCTGTAGGAACAATATGAGACAGTTCTGGTCTTAAGAAGTATCTAACCTTATCTGGAGTAAAGCCAGCAGCAAGCATAGCCTTTCCTGTTTTAGTTTTAAGGGGATCTCCAACTCTTGCATTAAATTCTGCTTTTTGTGCATCAGCAATAGATCTTACAATTGGAGAAAGTGTTGCGCTTCCTCCTCCAGCAGTTTTTCCAGTAGACTTTAGATCTGTTTTAAAGTGATCTACTCCAGCAAATCTTCCAGTAAATCCTCCACCAGCAACAAAAGAGTCTCCTCTTTTTGTTACTCCCATTCTATAAAGCATATTGTCTATAACTTGCTGAGATGATCTTGCGTATCTTGCTCTTCCGTCAGGATCTGACTTAAACTTTTCGTAGTCATCTTTATGAACGTATTTTATTTCATCCCCAACTTTTACTGGAACCATTTTTGATATTTCATCTAAGAAGGCTGTCTGTCTTGGAGTATTAAAAGATTGTTCTTTCCCTGATGGAGGAACTACTGCCTTGCCACCAGACCATGCTGCTTCAACAATTGCTCTTCTTTGTGGATCAAGTGTTCCTAACTTACTTGCAAACTCACTTTGTGCAGAAGCCTTGAGATCATTGACTAGTCTAGAGGCTTGTTCTCCTGCAGGAACATTATATTTTGCAAGTTGTTTTTCTAATAAAGATTTTGGAGCATCAGGGTCAATTCCCTCTATTGCCTTTACAACCCCATCTCCTGCTTTTGTATGCATTGGATGAAGTTTAGACCAATCTGTGGTTGCTCCAGCCTTAAGTCTTTTTAGCATATCTCCATATACAATTTGCTCTGCTGGATCCAAATTAAAAGACTTAAGAACTTTTTCTAGTCTTGGAATAGATCTATTAATTTCTTCTTTAATCGCAGCATCATATTGTGCTGGAGTCATTTTTGCAGCAATACCTGATGTTGCTTGTGCAAAGAATTTCTTTGCTCCACCCTTTACACCAAGCAAGTTAATGACTGCTTGCTGCTCCATACTTGGCATTGCCTTAGAAAAATCTCTAAATCCAGATGCTCTATCAAATACTCCAGCAGTTCCAACGTCGGCTAAAACGTTTCCAGATAGGTTTGGTTGTTGTAAGTCTTTGTCTCCTCTCAGTGTTGACGCAACTAGTTGCTTAACCATGTCAGACTTTGAAAACTTTCCATCCATTTTTGCAATTCTTGGGTCATACGGAGATTCAATAACTATAAACTTTCTTTGTCCTGTTGGATCTGTTGGATCAATCATTGTTTTAATTGTTTGCTTTGGTGCTACAAGGCCATGAACTTCTCTAGCAATCTGAGTAGCACGTACTTCTGCTAATGCAGTCTTGTCATCTATTGTTGGTTTTACTACTACGATTTGTCCATTAGGCTTTCTGTATACCCCGCCAACTCCACGAGCAGGAAAACTTCTGCCAGAAAATGATTGAAGCATCGTTCCAAAGTTTGTTGGAGGAACAGATCCAAACCTTCCAGCAAGGACCTGACTTGAGATCTTATCTAAAATTTGTCTAGACTGTGATGTCTCTGCTGCGCTTTTTGGCATTCCAATAAATGTTGGACCTGACTTCTTTTCTGGATGAGGCTCATTGTATCCTTGTCTTGCATCATCTCTTCTTCTATATTTTGCTTGCTGAGCATCTCTAACTGCTGCTGGCCCTGCAGATAAAGGAATACCCCTGCCTGGTCCACCTGGAAGCCTTCCAGCCATGAATCCTGGAACTTTATCCTGGAACATTGCTGTAATTAGGCCTCTATATTTATCAGTAGTCTCTGTAGGTATAACTGCTTCTCCTGGAGAAAGCATTGCAGGGACAACATCTCCAGCACCCTTTGGACCTGGCACAGATATAATTCCCTCTTTATACTTTTTTGTTGGTGGTAACTTGCTTACCGCTCTTTTTGCTCCACCCATTCCTCCAGCAAATAATGCTGGGTTCTGTGATGCCATTGATCTCATCTGTGTAGATAAAGAATTATATGATGCAGCAAGTGCAGAGACAGAAGCCTTTTCAACATTAAAAACTTCTATCAATCTTGTGTGTGTTTGATGCAGTTGTTGAGATGAAGCAGCGTTTTCAATCTGCTCTTGAGTCATGTAGTTAAATCCTGCACCCATTACATTTGTCTGTCCGTTTAGTTTTGCTATCCCTCCACGAAGCATTGCAAAGAACTTAATAACATTTGCAACACCATTCATCAAAAGACCAAAGGTCATCAATAACACTGGTCCAAGTCCTGCTACTGCTGCAACAATTATTGCAATTACTTTCTTTGTGTTATCTCCAAGACCATTAAATTTTTCAAGTAGGTTTCCAAAAAACTTAACAACTGGGGTTAGCGCTTCAAGGAATGCTTTTCCTAAAGGCATAATTTCTTGCTTAAGGTTTTCTAGTGCTGCTTGGAACTTGACTCCAGTTGACTCTTCTATCTTTTTCATTTCTCGCTCAGAGATAATTGCTAACTCTTCTACTGATGCGCCTGCTAAATCAAATGCTCTTGATGCCTGAGATCCTTCTTTTGTTACATTTTGAAAAAGTGTAGATAGACGTGCAAACTGAAACTTTCCAAACATCTGCTCAATTGCTCTTGCACGATTTAATGGGTCAAGTTCATCTAACGCTCTTGCAAATCCAACTACAGTTCCTTTTATATCTCCCTTATTTGCTTCAACAAGTCCTTTAATATTAATTCCCAAATCGCCCATGAACTTTGCTGCTTTGTCAGATGGGTTAATTAGTGATGCAAGGCCAGACTTAAGTGCGTTAGCACCTTCTGATGCATTGATTCCACCTTCCTTCATTGCAGTAAGGAAGAATGCTAGATCTTCAACAGAACCACCAAGTTGTTTAACAACTGGTGCTGCTTTTGGAATTGCAATAGTTAAATCTTCAATAGATAGAAGCGTCTGGTTTTCTACTGCGTTAAGAAAGTCAATCTTTTTTGCAAGTTCTTCGCTAGAAATTCCAAATGCACTTTGTAAAGAAATAGTTGTTTCAAGTGCTTGCTGTTGCTCTACTTGTCCGAGTACTGCCAACTTTGTTGCTGTTTCAACTTGAGCGGTAAGACCGCTACCTGTAAAACCTGCTGCTGCTGCAGTTGCAGCCATGTTCATTGTATCTTTTACTGCTACGCCATATTTTGTGTATTCGGTTCCTAGCCTTCTTATGTTCTGTACTGCTGCTTCGACTTCAGCATCATTTGTAAAAGCGTCTCCATACACACGACGGAACTTTACAATCTCAGCATCTAACTCTTTAAATGCTTTTGCTGCTGCTGAGCCAAACAAAGCCAATGGCATTGTAAGACCAACCATCAACTGACGGCCAGCCCACTGAGTATTCTTACCAAAGTTAAGAAGTTGTGTAGATCCCTGCTTTAGTAGTTGATTAAGGAACTGCTGTCTTTGTGCAGCATATTGAATTCTTGTTCCAAGTTCCGTGAATTTTCCACCAGCCATTTGTAGGCTTTTAGGCATAACCCTAATGGCATCCATAAAGCCAGAGTTGGCCTTGTTCATTTGAATGTATTGTGACTGTAAAGACTTTACCCTATCTCTACGAGCACGATTAATAATTTCTCGTTCTTGTGCAAAAGCCTTACCCATAACACGGGTATTAGCAGTTGCTGCTGCCATTGTATATCTGTAGTACTCACGAAGAGATAGTTTATTTTTTTCTAAAGCAGAGGTAAAGGCTAGAGTGCTTCCTGCAACCTTAACTTGGCTTGCAGAGAATTTTCCAGTTGCTCCAATAGATTGTAAGAGTTGAGCGTTTAAACCTTTTTGAGCATTTGCAGCAGCCAGGTTGCCCTCAGCAAGTGTTTGATGGAACTTACTGAGGCCTGCCTGAAGTGATCTAAGTTGTGCGAGAGCGGCAGCCGTATTAAAATTAATATTTATATTAGAGTTTACATCTGCCAATTCTCAAACACCTCTTTTATTTTATTTTGTTAACGAAGTTAATACTGCGCTTGATGCGTCAGAGTTTTGAACACCTGATGCTGCATCAATAATTTCGTAAACTGTAGGAAGGTCTAGAAGTTCTTCTAGTGCTTCCTTGCTCTCTGCCAATTCTGGCTTGAACTGTTTCATTGCAATTAAAGCACATTCAATAAGAATGTCCATTGACTTATCGTTGTCATCTGATGCCTCTGATAGTAGCGCAAACTTAGCCATGAAAGGTCTAAGTAGTGACAACTTGAGAGGTCTTACCGCAATCTCTGTTCCGTCTATTAGTGTGATTGTCTTATTGTTTAAAGGCTTGTCAGCCATAGTTCCTCCTTATAAGGTTTAGTCAATTATACCATAGCACAGGCTTATTTTTTAGTATTAATATGACTCATAATCAATGCCCATGCCAATTCCAAACCCAGCCTTTTGTGCATTTGCCCCTTGTAGTGCAAGAATATCATTGCCATTATTTGCAGATCCTTTGCTAAAGACTCTAGCCTTCATGTCTTCCCAAGCATTTTCTTTGCCACTGGCCTTATCTAAATCAACACCCTGCATGGCAGCCAAAAACTTTTTCTGACCATAGTCCAGATCTCTTTTTACTTTAAGAGTTGCTACTATCTCTGGCATTGACATTGAAGACTCTAGTTCATCATAGTCTTTCCAAATCCCCAGCAAAAATACCTCAGCCTCTAACTCTGCTAAATCTAACTCATCCCAAGTAGAACCGCTTTCTTTTGCTTGCTTTTTTACTGGCTCTTCAGATTTTTCATTTATTTTAATTCCAGCAGAGTAGTCTAACAGTTTATAGATTGTTGGCATGTCTATATTGTCCTCTAACTCCTCTTGAGTTTTTATGCTTGGATAGTATTGCCTCATGGTTATTGTTGCACACTTAGACAAATAGTTAATTGCCTCATCATCATTTTTTGATGTTTTTACATTTTCAAATTCTTCTAAAAACAACTTTAAATATTTTATTTTTAATGGAGTGATATATAACTCTGTTCCATCAAAGAGTTCAATTATCGAGGTCTTATATATTTCTGTAGGCACTATATAAGTATACCAAACAGAAAGGCCCAACCCCGAAGGATTGAGCCTCTCATATATTAAGTTATATTATGCTGACAGTGTGCGGTCTACGATCTTACCGTATGATGCGTTGTCATTTGGAAGAAGACGGAATGAAACTTCAAACATTGAAGCCTCGTCACGCTTTGCTGATACTGTTACGCTCTCGATTGAGAGTGCACGGTATGCAACATAGATTCTTTCCTTTGGCTCTAGAGAAGAACCAGAACCTGGTCCTACTGCTACGAGTCCACGCTCTAGTGGAACGTCACCAATATCACCAGCAGACATCTTAATTGATGTTGCTCCTGATGCTGTTACTGGATCTTGATTATCTGCAATTGCAACCAAAAGATTTTCTAGTGTTGCTTCTGCGAATGCAGTATTTAGATTAACTGTCATACCTTGCTTGAATAAACGAGCAACGTCGAGAAGTTGATCTACTGCTACTTCACCAAAATCAGGCTGGAACGCTAGTTCCAAACCATTTGATGTATATCCTACGTTTGTGAACTTCTCTGCCCAGTTTGGTGTTCCACCATCTGTTGAGAGTGTGTCCTTGTAAGATGTTGCGGATCCTGCGAATGATGGAAGATCAAGACCTGCTTGTACGTCTGTGATCGTTCCTGCATCTGTGTATCCGATTGGACCTGCATTATGTGTAAAAAGTGCTGCTGCACCCACGATAATGTTACTACTTGAACCACGGCTATATGCCATATATCTCACCTCTTTCATTTTTATTAAAAGGGGGTTGTTTCCTCGCTCTAATTATACTACCCGTTTATTATGGGTTTACTGGGTGCCAGTCGTAGTCTATGATGATCTTATTCCCCGCATAGGTACGGGCTGTTCCAAAGTCTACTATATCTCTGGTCTCTTCAAGTTGGTAGATCTTGAAGTTATGGAAAAACATTGGCAGAGATTCGTCATTCCATGCTGTTGGGTTTTCTTTTGCCCACTCATTTATGTCTTTTGCTGAATCATCCCCATTGTCAAGAAGGTCGCTTACCTGCTGCTGAGTTATTACCATATTCCTTTGTGCATCATTTCCTACTGAATAAAAATAGTACAGTAGTTGTTCGCACTTAATATATGGAAATGGTGTTCTTCTCATCTTAAACATTCTGTCGTACACCCCAAAGACCCCATTGCTCTGTGGAAATGTCTCAGTTAGGGCATCAATTTCTGTTGGAAGTGTAGGGAAAAAGTATGTTGTTCCGATTGGCTCTGATCCACCAATGGAGTCGTCAGGGTTAAATCCAGGATCTATTTTTGCTGCTAAATATGCATTAATAATTGTGGGTGGGTGGTGAATTATTGCAGCCATTAGATGCCTCTCCCTGCGTTAGCAATCCATCGGTATCCAGTCTTTACACCTAAAGATCTGCCACCTGTTTTTGCAGATATCATATTTTTCTTATAAGCCTGTGGATACTTGAAGTATTGTAAAAGGCCACTTGAGTTTAAAAAAGACTGCCTAAAGTAAACACCAAAAAAATTATTAAGCACATTTTCAAACTGACCCTGTGTTTGTCCTCCAGGGTTTTCTACACGGACCTCGTTTGATGTATAAATTTCTGTGCCATCAATTTCAAACCTTAATGCGTTTGCTTTCTTTGGTTTAATCGTAACAGCAATACCTTCTTCCATAATTTTTGCTTTATTGTAGAATGGAACATTTGAACCCTCTTTAATCGAAACCGATTGCTTTAGGGATGATGTAAATGTAATACCAATATTAGTAACCTTATAGTCTAAATCAAAAAGCCTTGCTTGTGGACTTCCAGTTCTTTGCCACTCATAAACATGGTGGAGTAGGTCTGGAGACATTCTAGCGTTGGCGTCGACGAACTGTGCTGCCAACTCAGACACCTTTGGTGCTAATGAAAGGTAAAACTCTGTCTTTCCTTTTTGCACTCCATCTAAAAACCCAACCGAGTACTCCATTATGTTGTCTATTTCTTTTTTAAATTGTTTGCTATCGATTACTAGTTTTAACATTAAATATCACCTGATTGATTTTCTGATCTTCTTATTACAACTTTGTAGGACTCAACATTTCCGAATGGACCTGTGAATGGTTCATAGGTTGCTAGTTCAAAAAGTGTTCCTTTGCCAGACCTAGGGCCTGATGTTTCCATGTATATAAGATTTCCTTCTTGATCTTTTATGTCTGTAATTAAAATGTTAGTTAATGCATTCTTGCTATCAAGTAAAGAAATTCTTATATCAGATTTAACTCTTCCAACTAGTATTGAATTTTGTGTTATATTTACATTGGGCTTTACTTCTTCTTTAAAAGCAGAGCCACCAGAAGAAAAACTACAGGCAAAGACTCTGTCAAGTACCCAGTGCTTTTTTATTGCACCAAAATCACCTTGCTCAATTATTGGATGATAAACAGATGCTTGCATTGGAAACATGAAGTCTGGACTCTCACAAACTGTCATTATAACACCCCAAGTTTTGTAATAGACTTAGCATACTTTGAAAGTATCTTGTCTACAATTATGTTTCCTGTTCCTTCGAAAAGACCCTTATCAAACTGAATTCTAAACTGATCTGTATTGTAAGAAGAAATAAATCTCTTATAGTAGTCTAACTTTCCACATTCTAAATCGTGGATAAGCATCTCTGTTGCTCTAACAATGTCTGATGGCACTGCTGTGTATCCATGCTCAACAGTTACTAAGTAATCCCATGTTTTCCCAAACCCCCTATATATAAACTGTGGGTCTAATGAATCTGATGCTGCTGCAGGTAAAACTAGTGGTGCTGATTCAGCACGGTTAATGTTGTCAGATGACTTTTCAATAATTGCTGTCTTGTCTGATGATACTTCATATTGTCTATCTTCTACCAACTTGTTGTTTTCGTATACCGCTAAAACTTTCTTTACGTCATCCCAGATTGGCAGATAGTCTGCTCCAGTTCCCGTAAAATGTAAAACCTTTTTCTTGTAATAAAATCCTTCTATAACGATAGAATCAATGATGGCTCTTGCAATTTCTTCATTTAAAGCATATGCTGCTATATCTGATGCTGTTGATCCTTTTGTTGATGGGTCTACATATGGTCTTACAATTTCATAAGTTTCTTCTTTAAGAATTGTTTCTCCAACTCCCCCAAGATTTTTAACAATTTCAACCTTATAGGATGAGTCATAATTCCCTGGTAAAGTTATGTCAATAATGTTTCCTGCTGCTTTATTTAAAAATGTTAATGTTGATATTGAAAGATCCGCCATATCCGTTATGGTAACAGTGATAGTTGACGATGTTATTCCCGCAGGAACTACAAAATCAATAGGTATATCTGCATATGGCGAAACTCTCAATATCTCCATCTTTAATTATCCAAAAGCCTTCTTGACTTCTTCTGGTGTAGCAATGCGAACATGCCCACGAGTTAGCCACTTATCTGCTTGTGCTTTTGTAACAATATTGTATCCCTTAGCAATTGCACCAATCTCTTCCCAACGAACGCTTCTTGTTGAGTAAAGTGCTACCTTGTCTGAAAGGTTTACTGACTGTTCAATTACAGTCTTTGGGCCGTCTGCTGCCATTGATCCGATTGCGCCTGTTTCTGTAAATCCTAGTGCTTGAACTGGTTCTTCTGCAACTGGTGCTTCAATAACTGGCTCTGCTACAGGAACATGCTCTGCTGGTGCTTCTACCACTGGGGCTTCGACATGGTCTTGCTCTTCTGCATTATCTGCTGAAAACGGACTGTTGTGATTATTATTTTCCATTGTATCCTCCTTGTTTGTATTATATCATTAAAGTATTAAGGGGGACAGGAGAGTGAACTCCCGCCCCCCATTAAAGGTACTGTTTACAGATTATGAATCTGAAGCAGCGTCAGCGAATGCGATTGCATCCTCTTCTTCCCAGTTGATTCCGAAGCGAACGAATACAGTGTATTCAATTGTATCCTTCTTCGCTACGTACTCACGGTTTACAGTGATGTCTCTTTGGAATCCCCATACACGGTTTGCAGGGAATGTCAAATCGATATATCCTGCTGGGTAGTAAGGAACTTCCTGAACTTCAATTCCGAGAACACGAGTTGTACGTGCTCCACCGAATGTCTGTCCGATACCATCAAGGTATGATTGGCGGTTTGCCTGGGTTGATCCTGGGACCTGTCCAGCAAATGCTTCTGCTACTGCATCAGCAAGTGTACCGTTGTTCTTAACGATTCCACCGAATGCATCTGTACCTGCGTAGAACTTAAGATTGTTCTTAAGTGCACGGTACTTACGTGGCATTGCATTGATGATGCCCTGCATTACGTCAGGTGTCCAAGCATTATCTGCTACGGTTACTACTGACTCATGTGCATCTCCGTTTGTCTTTGCCTTATTTACAAAGCCATCCATGATTGACAAGAATGATCCTGTTGCACCATCACCATTGATAGCGAGATCTTCGATATCATTTGCGAATGCGTTGGTCATCAAGCGTACTAAGTGATCTTCTAGAGCGTCACCTTCTACACCATCTTCCAATGATTCTGCTGTTACTTCCCAATCAAGACGAATCTTCTTGGTAGTAAGTTCGACCTTAGAGAATGTTGCGCCTGTGTTTGTGTATGTACCAATTGCTTGCGCTGCTGCACGAATTACACGCTCACC